CCCCAAAAGAAGGTCATTATGGCCTCTCACACGGCTGATTTGGCTGTCCAGTTCGGTCGTAGGGTGCGAAATCTCGTTGGATCGGAGCCATACCATGACGTTTTTCCGCAGATTGAGCTACAAGCTGACTCGAAAAGTGCCTCCAGATGGGGAACGAACTTCGGAGGAGAGTATTTCGCCATTGGGGTGGGTGGTGCTCTGGCTGGGCGGGGTGCTGATCTATTTATTATTGACGACCCCCATTCTGAGCAAGAAGCCAAACTGGGACGACCAGAGGTGTTTCTACCTGCATGGGAGTGGTTCCAGTCAGGGCCAATCCAGCGTCTTATGCCGGGTGGGGCGATTATCGTAGTGATGACCAGATGGAGCAAACTTGATCTTACTGGACAAATTATCACGCAGATGGAGCGCAGCGAGGATGTGGATCGCTGGGAAGTTGTGGAGTTCCCGGCAATCGACGAGAACGACGAACCTCTCTGGCCCGAATTCTGGCCGATTGAAGAGCTGCTGGCGAAAAAGGCATCACTGGATATTCGATACTGGAATGCACAGTACATGCAGCAACCGACGTCAGAAGAGGGAGCACTTATAAAGCGTGAGTGGTGGAATATGTGGGAGGCAGACGACCCCCCGCAGTGCGAGTTCACCATCATGTCGCTTGATGCGGCACAAGAAGCAAACAACCGATCTGACTTCAACGCCCTAACAACGTGGGGCGTGTTCTACAACGAGGAAGTCAATAACTACAACATCATTCTCTTGAACTCAATCAAGAGGCGTATGGAGTACCCCGAGCTAAAAGCACTCGTGCTTGAAGAGTATCGGGAATGGGAACCTGACGCGCTGATCGTCGAGAAGAAGTCTTCCGGTTCCGTGCTGTACCAAGAGATGCGGCGTATGGGTGTGCCAATACAAGAGTTCACACCGGGCAAAGGACAAGACAAGATTTCTCGCGTAAACGCTGTCTCTTCACTGTTTCATAGCGGTATTGTGTGGGCACCACACAGACGTTGGGCGATGGAGGTCATAGAAGAGTGCAACGACTTCCCGTCTGGCATTAATGATGACTTGGTGGACTCGACCACGCTGGCTCTACTACGTTTCCGGCAAGGTGGGTTTATTAGACTGCATAACGACGAACCTGAAGAAATTCAGTTGTTCAAGTCGAAGCGCAACCGCGCTTACTATTAAGGACTACGCATGATTGGATCTACTTTTATGTATTACGAGCGGGCTATGCCGCCGGACTTTTGTGACTACGTTATCAAGAGTTTGGACTGGTCGCACGCTGGGACTGGCGCAACACAGGAAGAATCTGGCGAGGAATCTACAAGGCTTCGCAAGGTTAAGGTTTTGCCGGAACACTTAATGTCTCCGCTTGGCTCGGTCTGCAAAAACTACATGATCGATGGCAACAGCAGGACGCAGTGGAGCAAGTCAATTTGCGGCTTCGACATCCCACAGGTTCTGAAGTATGAGACTACAGACCACTATTGGTGGCATCACGACGTGCTACCTCCGGTAGATGGGAAGCAACGGCGCGTCTCGCTATGTATGCTGTTAAATGACCCGTCTGAGTTTGAAGGCGGACAGCTTGAGCTTAAAGACAAGACTGACAACGCGCTAAAGAACAAAGGCGACATTATCGTGTTTGATTCAACCACAATGCACAGGGTCGCCCCTGTAACTAAAGGCGTTCGCATCTCGGCTGTGTGCTGGGCTTATGGATTTTATGAGGATTAATCATGAGCATCGAAAAAGGTTTATACGCAGCCCCGTTGGGCTTGGATCAGGCAGAGATGGAGCCTGACTTGGAGATTGAGATTGAAGACCCGGAAGCTGTGCGCATTAAAACAGAAGGGTTAGAGATTGATATTGAGCCTCGTGAGATGGATGACGAGGACTTTGAGGCGAACTTAGCTGAGTTCATACCAGACAACGAGCTGTCGCTTCTTGCCAGTGAGTTGATTGGCGACTACGAGGAGGATGTATCTAGCCGTAAGGACTGGGTGCAGACGTACGTTGACGGTCTTGACCTTCTGGGGATGAAACTTGAAGAACGGACAGAACCTTGGGCAGGTGCTTGCGGAGTTACACACCCTCTTCTCACAGAAACACTCGTCAAGTTCCAGTCGGAAACGATCATGGAAACTTTCCCGGCTGCTGGGCCGGTTAAGACGAAAATTATCGGTAAAGAGACTACTGAAAAGAAAGACGCGGCTGAGCGCGTCAAAGACGATATGAACTATCGTCTGACCGAAGAAATGCCTGAATACCGGCCTGAACACGAGCGTATGCTCTGGGGCTTGGGCCTGTCTGGTAATGCGTTCAAGAAGGTGTACTACGACCCATCCCTCGGACGGCAGACATCGATCTATGTTCCTGCTGAAGACGTAGTTGTGCCGTACGGCGCGTCATCACTTAGAACGTCGGAGCGTGTAACCCACGTGATGCGTAAGACTCCGAACGAGCTACGTAAGCTGCAAGTGTCAGGCTTTTATCTTGACGTTGACTTGGGCGACCCAGTTAATACCATTGAAGAAGTCGAGAAGAAGATTGCAGAGAAGCTGGGCTTTAGAGCGACAACTGACGACCGCTATAAGCTCCTTGAGATGCAGGTTGACTTGGACTTGCCGGGGTACGAGGACGTAGATGACGATGGTGAAGAGACAGGTATTGCTCTGCCATACATTGTAACTATAGAAAAGAGCACGCAGACAATCCTCTCAATCCGCCGCAACTGGAGACCCGAGGACAAGCTTCAGCACAAGCGTACTCACTTCGTTCACTACGGCTACATCCCCGGCTTTGGCTTCTATTGCTTTGGTTTGATCCACTTGATCGGGGCATATGCGAAGAGCGGCACGTCTATTCTGCGTCAGCTTGTTGACGCAGGTACGCTCTCTAACTTGCCGGGCGGTTTGAAAACACGTGGTATGCGTGTCAAAGGCGACGACACACCGATCTCTCCGGGTGAATTTAGGGATGTAGATGTATCGTCAGGTTCTATCCGTGACAACATCTTGCCACTGCCGTACAAAGAGCCTTCGCAAGTTTTGTCTGGATTGATGAACCAGATCATCGAAGAAGGCCGTAGGTTTGCCAGCGCAGCTGATCTTAAGGTCAGTGATATGTCTGCCCAATCCCCCGTTGGGACGACGCTGGCTATTTTAGAAAGAACCCTGAAGATCATGTCAGCGGTTCAAGCGCGTATTCACTACGCGATGCACGAAGAGTTCAGACTTCTTAAAGAGATCATTCGTGACTTCACACCTGATGAGTACAACTATGAGCCAGTAGATGGTTCGCGTCGTGCGAAGCAGAGTGACTACGACCAAGTAGACGTGATTCCTGTAAGTGACCCGAATGCGGCAACGATGTCGCAGAAGGTTGTGCAGTATCAGGCAGTGTTCCAGCTTGCACAGAGTGCTCCTCAGTTGTACGACATGCCGATGTTGCACCGTCAGATGGTGGAAGTGTTGGGCGTGAAGAACGCAAACAAGTTAATTCCTACCGAAGACGACACACGCCCGCGCGACCCCGTGACTGAGAACCAGAACGTCTTGATGGGTAAGCCTGTCAAAGCGTTCCTGTATCAGGATCATCAGGCGCATATCGCTGTTCACATGGGCGCGATGCAAGACCCTAAGATTCAAGAAATTCTGGGGCAGAACCCTAATGCGCAAGCGATGCAAGCAGCGATGATGGCTCACATTAATGAGCACGTGGGCTTTGAGTACCGCAAGCAGATGGAAGCGCACATGGGCATTACGTTGCCGAACTACGAGGAAGACGACGAGGTAATGATCCCGAAAGAGATCGAGGTAGAAGTGTCTCAACGTGCAGCACAGGCTACACAACAGCTTGTACAGCAGCACATGCAAGAAGCCCAGCAACAACAGGCTCAGCAGCAAATGCAAGACCCGATCATCCAGATGCAGATGCAAGAGTTGCAGATCAAGCAGGCAGAAGTTCAGCGCAAGATCGCTAAAGATCAGGCTGATGCTATGGCACGTGAACAGCAGTTGCAGATTGAGCGTGAGCGTATTGACGCCCAGAAGGAAATTGCTGGTGCAAACATGGCGGTCAAGACACAGACTGACCGCATGAAGATGGATCGTTCGCAGGAGAGTGAAGGCTTCCGTGCAGCGATGACTATGCAACAGCAACAGCGGGCGCAACAGCAGAATAGACCACCACAAAAAGGTAAAAAATGAACGCTATAGAAGCGGCGATTAAAGAACTAAGGGAGCGTCGGGCACAACTTTCCGACGCGTTAGCCAATAGATCGGCTAAGACCTTTGAGGAGTATCAATTTATCTGCGGTGAAATCCGAGGTCTCACCGCAGTTGAGACGTACCTTATAGACCTCGCAAAAAGAATGGAGCATGAAGATGACTGAACTTGCCATCGCTACAGAAAGCGGTGAAGTATCAACCCTGCCGGAAACACAAGAAGAGAAGGCAACGCAACTGCCACAACCTTCTGGCTACCACATTTTGGTAGCAATCCCTGAGATCGAAGCCAAATACGATAGCGGGATCATTAAGGCAGACTCAACCATGCACTATGAGGAAGTCCTTAGCACGGTCTTTTTTGTCGTGAAGATGGGGCCAGATTGCTACAAAGACGCAAGCCGATTCCCTAGTGGGCCGTGGTGCAAAGAGGGTGATTTTGTCCTCGCGCGCCCGAACAGCGGTACTCGTTTGAAGATTCATGGTCGGGAATTCCGCCTGATCAACGATGACTCAATCGAGGGTGTTGTGGATGACCCACGCGGTATTTCACGAGCATAAGGAGAATATATGGACAAGAATGAATATAAGTTCCCCGATGAGATAGACGAGACCAAAGCTTCAGCCCAAGAGGATGAGGACGAAGAGTTTACCGTCGAGATCGAGGACGATACCCCGGAAGAAGACCGTGGTAAGGAACCCCTCCCCAAAGATATAGTTAATTCACTGGAAGCCCCAGAAGAAGGTGGCGAGTACCCTGACGACGTAATTGTCAAGTTTAAGCAGTATAAAAAAGCTTGGCATGACGAGCGTAGGGAGAAGGAGAAAGCTTTCCGTGAGCAAGAAGAAGCTCTACGGATTGCTCAGTCCATCCTTGAGGAGAACAAGCGCCTCAAGGCTACCCTTTCGTCTGGTGAGCAGGAGTACATCGCAACGGTCAAAGCGGCGGCTGAAACCGAAGTGGAAGTGGCGAAACGCAACTATCGGGAAGCCTACGACTCAGGTGACGCTGAGAAGTTAGTTGATGCACAGCAGGCCCTAGTAGACGCGTCTTTGAAGTTGGATCGTACAAAAAACTTTAAGCCCACTTTACAAGAGGAAGAAACTGAGGTACAACTCCCGCAAAGATCACAAGCTGATAACAAAACGCAGCCAGTTGATCCAAAGTTTACAGATTGGCAACGTCGCAACTCGAATTGGTTCCAGAAGGACGAGGAGATGACCGACGCTGCAATGGGGTTGCATAAGAAGTTGTATCGTGAGTACGGCCCTGAATATATTGGTACTGACGATTACTACGAGCGCATCGACAAAACGATCCGCAAGCGATTCCCAGAAGCATTCCCCGATAGCGGGGATTCCGAGCCACCAAAAGCTCAAAAAAGTAGACCGAGTACAGTCGTAGCTTCAGCTAAACGGAGCACGGCTCCGAAGCAGGTTAAGTTGACAGCGACACAAGCTGCGCTGGCTAAGAAATTTAAACTGACCCCGGAGCAATATGCCCGCGAAGTCCTCAAATTGGAGAACAGATAATGGCTGAAAATCGACTAACTCGTGAACTTGAAGCCCGTACACAACAGGAACGCCCTAAGCAGTGGGCACCTGCTGAGCTACTGCCAGAACCAGATAAGCAGCCCGGTTTTGCGTACAGGTGGATTCGTGTCTCGACTATGGACAAGGCCGATCCCCGTAACCTCTCAGCGAAGTTGCGTGAGGGTTGGGAGCCTGTGAAAGTGTCTGAGCAACCAAAGTTTCAACTGCTAATCGATCCGAATAGTCGCTTTAAGGACAATATTGAGATCGGTGGGCTGGTGCTTTGCAAGACGCCGCAAGAGTTTGTAGAACAGCGTAATGAATATTATGCGAACCAAACTCAAGCGCAAACGACTGCAATCGACAACAGCTTTATGCGGGAAAGCGATTCGCGGATGCCTCTTTTCTCTGAGAAAAAATCCTCGACATCGTTCGGCAAAGGTTAATAACTTTTTTGGAGTCCAACATGACGTATCCAACTGTATCGGCCCCCTACGGGCTAAAACCGATCAATTTGATCGGTGGTCAGGTGTTCGCGGGTCAGACTCGTGAACTCCCGATTGCCAGCAACTACAACACTTCGATTTACAACGGCGACATCGTTCGTATTTCGGGTGCTACTATTGTCAAAGAAGCAGGCACCACGACTGTC